GCGTATAATATTGCCGAAACACCAGTTGACCGTATGCAGATAGAAGCCGAAGAACTCAATGGAAGATATGTAAAGTTAGCCGCTTTCATAGATTCAGGAAAAATGGATGAAGTAGTTAATGATATATACAACAAGTGTTTACTGGAAATGCAGTGTTGTACAATGTTCGACTATATACGGCTTCTTGATACTCGCATACAGCGTATGCAAGGTTCTGATGGTGCAAAAGTAATAAAGATGAACTTTGGTATGGCTATTATGGCTCTCAAAGCAGGTTATCAAATTCGTAGAAGCGGTTGGAATGATAAGGGCCTATGGGTTATCAAACAGGTACCGGCACACATTGATAGCGACATTATCCCTAAGATGCAATCTCTTCCCCAATCGGCAAAAGACCTTATTCTGAAAGGTAAGGGATTTATTGACTATACAAGCCAGTGTCTTATTTACAATGAGAATACCGGATGTGCTGATTCATGGATTCCGTCTATTAGCGATATGTTCGCCGATGATTGGGAGATTGTTCTTCCTTAGTGTAAGAATACGCAGATATAGGTATGATTGGAAATCTTCCATTTGCTTGGACTCTCCATATCATAACCTATTATGCGTAGGTTCTCCCTATTGTATGGTTTGCCCTAGAAATAAAGGGGTGCTTAGATTATTTAATCTTAAATTTGTAAAGTGTATGGAAATTAAGTCTGCAAGTATTAGGGCTGAAAAACTTATAATTACCGACAGCTCCACAAAAGAGGACTACAAGAAGGTTCTTTCCCTTAATGTAGGGGATGTGTTCAAAGTTGAAGGTGACTATGAAACGTGCCTAGTGCGCCTTAAGGAAGTACGTGCCGAAACTGAGGGTTCTCCCGAAACGTTCGGAGTATGCCCTATAACTCCGGGCACTTCCTTATTCACTGTCTACGGACCACAGCATCTTATTGTTACTGATAAGATGTAAAGTCAGCATTTTGTCCGGCATTTGGACATTTTAAAAACAAAACGTATATTTGAAGTACAAAATTAAACAAAACGCTTACCCGTTAAAACGGTAGACAACATTATTAATCTTTTAAAATTAAACTATTATGGTATTCGGAAAAATTAAACCAGTAGCTACAATCGTAGCACAATTCGCAGCAGGTGTTGAAGTTGAGTGCATCCAACATGAAGGTAAAATGTTTATGCCTGTCATTGCAGGTGACTTTGACACGGTAGATGATGGTAAAAAAATTGAGGATTCTCCTGCACCTAAGAAATCCGCACCCAAACCGGCTCCTCAAGAGGAAGAGGCTGCTGACGAAAAAGTCTATACCGAAGATGAACTGATGGATATGGACGTTAAGGAACTTACCAAAATTCTGAAAAACGACTTTAAAATAAATCCGGATGATTTTGACGGTAAGAACACCAACAAGAAACTCCGTAATCTGATTCTTGATGCACAGGAAAAAGGTGGTGATAATTCTTCTGATGCAGAAGCAGAGGATGAAAAGCCGGCTCCGAAAAAAGGTAAGTCAAAAGTCGAAGAGGAAGAAGAAACTGAGGATGGTAGTGATGATGAACTGATTGATAACATTGCCGATGTTCTTGAGGACTTCGACAGTGGTAAGAAGAACAAGAAAAAGGCTGTTGCTGCAATTATCGCTTTCGCTGAAAATGAAGATGATGTTGATGCAACAGCGGTGAGTGAAGCCCTTTCCGATTTTGAAGATGATGAAAAGGCAAGCATTGATGTTATGGCTGAACAAATTGCCAAACTCCTTACCAAGAAAAAAGGTAAATCCACTGCTGCAAAATCAAAGAAAAAACCTGCTGAACCGGAAGGTGAGGATGTTGAAATAGACGACCTTGAAAAAGGTGATTTGGTTGCCGTTTACTGGGATGATGAAGAAACCAAAGGATGGTTCAACGGTAAGGTTTCGTCAATCAAGAAAGGTATTGTGAAAGTTAAATATGATGATGGCTCCGAGGACGACCTTGACCCAGAAGTTCATACAAAGATTCGCAGACTGGAAGAGTAATCCGATTACCATTTAGTTTGAGAGCCGATGGTTAGTTCCTTCGGCTCTTTTTTGTTTCACCTAATTTTCAAGACTTATGCCAAAGAGAAAAAAATCAGTTACATTACTAAGTAATGAGCAACTTGCACTCCAAGGATTGGAGTTCATAAATAAAAAGGAACAGGAAAAAGCCATAACCAATGAATTGAAAACATTACGTGTTCCTTTGGAAGATGCGGTTATGGAAATCGGTAGTGAAGATGAAAAAGGTAACAAGTATATCATACTGGAACACGCTGACAAGGAGATTGTCCTAAAGGAAACCTTGCGGTGTGGGAAATCCTTGCTTCCCGAAGCCATAGAAGTATTGAAAAAGAACGGGTTCAAACATTGCATAGAGAAAGTGGAAGTTATCCGTGAATCCGTACTTGAAGATGCCATACTTAACGGTGAGATTGACGAATCCATACTTTCACAGATTTACGGTATGAAAACATCTTATGCTTTTTCCGCTTCTTTAAGAAATCGGTTCGATGGAGAAATTAAAGACTAGAACATTCAAAGTTAACGGTATAGTCGTAAAGGTTGTTACCGTTATGGGGTTTGCCCGTATAATCGGCAAGAGTGCCAGTACCGTAAGACGGTATGAGCACGAGGGTACTATTCCTCCTTGTATCTTTAAAATAAAAGGATACCGATATTATCCCGTATCTCTTGCCGAGGAAACGGCAAAAATAATTGAAACTTTCAAGGGCAGTGAAAGACCTCCTGCCGAGAAAGTCGCTCAGATACATGAACTTTTTGAAAACGAAAGGAGAAAATATGCCTACTAAATCAACTCTCAAGAAACCTGCTTTGGAGGTTAGAAATGATGCTTCCGTATATTACGAGAAATCACTTACAAAAAATTTGGGTGACTATAACTCTGCAAAGATAACTGTCGGAATCACATTGCCGATAAATCCTACCGAGGAAGTTTTGGCATCCGTGAAATCCACCATTGAAATTGCGGACAATATTGTTACCGAGGAATTGAAAGTACAGGTTGCTGATTTAGATGAGAAGTAATGAACAGTCTATTCAAGTTACGAAAGAACATGGCTATCACAGGTCTTGTTCCTTTCAAGTATTTGTTATATGCTGCATTGCTTACCAAGGTAACTTCCTTTGAGCCGGAAGATAGTGACGAGAAGTTTGGTGTATTCTCCGAGAACATATCTGACTTGTACGACTATTTTCCGGAGTTCAATTCCAAGAAAAACAATGAAATTGATAAGGCTCTTGACGATTTGGCGGATGAGGGTCTTATCAGTTTTGATGCAGAAAATCCCGAACTTATTTATCTTGGGGAGTTCAGAGGAAGGAAGTTCTTTACCTTTGAAGTTAAGAGCAGTTTGTTTGAGGAAGCCAAACAGAAACTTGATGATGCCATAAAGGCGTATGGTAAATCCCGTTCCGCAAAAGACAAATCACGGAGCAGGTATATACGTGAGCAGATTGACAAACTGATTGCCGAAAAAGGTGTTGAGGCGTTTACTCCGAATGATTTTACTGACCTGCATAGTTACCTGTATGAAATGTACACAGGTGGGGAGGTGTATATCATACGGAGTAAAGTCGAATATTTCCAGACCAACAATATGCTCAAGGCGTATGACAGGTTTACTGTTTTCGCAATTCTTATAGAGGGAACTTTGAACTATGACGAGTATTCCACAAGAGGTGTGCCCACACTTACAAATGTGGCTTACCGAAAGGATGATATTTTCCGCAAACTTACCAGAACCGATTCTGACAGTAAGGACTATATGCGTGAAATGGATACTACTGATGGTTCATTTTAATATTATACTATGACACAGAAAGAAACTGAATATTATTTGTACTGTGGGATAAAACTCGGTTGGCATGATAAGACCTTTGCCGACTACACCAATGATGAGAAAGCGTTAAAGATGGTACGTAACTATATACGGAAATCCGATGAGTTTGTCAATGACGGATTAGGAATGTATCTTTGGGGGAGCAATGGTACAGGAAAATCACATTTGCTTAATTGCGCTTTCAAGAGATTCATTGAAAAGGGTTACACAGTTAGGTTGTTCTCTATGGATGAACTTGTTGACAAATATACAAGCTCGTGGTATTCTGACGAACAGAAACAGGACTTGACCAAGATTCTCCGTGATGTACAATTTCTAGGTATTGATGAGTTCGGAAAGAACGTGGATTCATCAGGAGAACCATTACCGATACCGGATTTTGTAAAACGGGTGATTGAATCAGTAGTCCGTTACCGTGTTCAGATGAAACGCCCCCTGTGGATAACATCCAATACGGAACCTAAATATGTCAAGAAGGTATTTTCGGAAGATGTCGCTTCCCTGTTGAGTGAGGCGGTTGTTACCGTATGCGTTACAGGTGGTGATTTCAGAAAGACTATTGCCAGTAGGAACAAAAGAAAATTAATGTAACAATGACCGAGGGAGAAAAGTTGATGGTTGCTTGCTTGAAACGCAAAGACCAAAAGATACTATCGCTTATCCAGCGAAAATGGTTGGATGGTGCTGAGATACGACAACATAAGTTTATCATGGACTACTATCGTGAACATGGTGAGATTATGGGTGTGAAATCTTTCTGTGAGAGATTTAAACTGGATTCGGGAACTGTGGATTCCCGACCCAGTTACTATCTCAACAATGTAAAGGAAAGATTCATATTCGCCACTATGACCGACAATATCCCAAGAATATTGCGTGGGATAAAGGACGACCCCCGTGAGAAACTTTTTGAGTTGCAGTCTTTGATAGGTATGCTTTCGGTGGATGCGGTTGAAAGTAAGGATGTGTTATACTCCGATGATGTGGAAGCACGTAAGGCTGATTACGAGGAACGTATGAAATCTTTAGGTGTTACATATCTTTCCATGGGGTGTGATGATTTGGACAAAACTTTCTTCGGATACCGTAAACAGGATTTAATTACCATTGGTGGTAAGGCTGGTCAAGGTAAATCGTGGCTGCTTGTTTATCTGGCTTATCTTCTTGAACAGACCATACTTGACCGTATGGAAGCCACGGAAGAAACTTTCGGTGATATACTGTTTATCACAAATGAAATGGGGGAAGAAGAAATAAAGGAGCGTATTGACTGCATCCGTTTCAAGCTCCCCTATGAGAAGTTTATGAAAGGTACATTATCCGAAAGGGAAAAGTCACGCTATTATAGAGGTCTTGACGCTCTTAAAAAACATAAGTCCAAGATAAGGATAGTTTACAGTTGCCAGACCATTGACGAACTTGCAACCTTTATGGGTCTGTACCAGCCTAGTGCGGTATTCGTGGACGGTTCCTATCTTATGGAAAGTAAGATGCAGGAGGGTTGGGAGAAAATAGTCTACATTACCCGTAATCTGAAACGGCTCGCAAAAAATTTCAAGACACCTATTATCAATACCACACAGTTGAAGCGTGGTTCCTCAAAGACAGCCAGTAAGTTTTCTATGGACGGTATGGAAGATTTTGCATACGGTAACTCATTCGTGCAAGATTCGGATATTGCCATAAGAATGTTTCAGGATGCCGATATGAGGTTTCACGATATAATCGGTTGTGAAGTTGTAAAGGCAAGACGTGTCGTTTCCGGAACTACTCTGATTTTCCAGAATGATTTGGATAATATGCTTCATTCAATTACCTTAGCTAAAAAAGAGGAAGATGAAAGACCGAAAGTCGAAACTAAAACAGACTATTGATTTTGTGGACATGAACGGTGTGGGTACTGTCAGATGCCATGATGGATTTCGTGACGTTATGGTGTACGGGTACTTTCATAGATACCATTGGGATTTTATTGTCCATCAGGATGTGGAATTTCCCGACTGCTACATAGTAAGTGAGGCATCTACCGGAATGTGTATGACCGACCCATGTTTCGCTGTTATGGAGGATGCCTTGTCTGCGGCACTTTCCGTTATTGATGAAAAACGGTATTATTTTTTCACCCGTACAAAAGATGTGCTCGTGGATGGAAAGTACAACCTTAATAATAGAAATACGAATCCTTTAACTTTAGGAGTTATGCAGTTATGTATGAATTAATAAAAGAAACCGGAACAACTTATGTTTACGCCTATGATGGAACACATGGTGAAATAAAGGCATTTGATTTCCTGTACAGCCATGTTATGTACCATGAGGGTTTTAAGTATTATGTTGGGCATACAGACGGTTATCCCAAAAGGATTGCATTGGTTGAAGCCAATTCCCATGCCTTTGCAGTTACTTATCAGGAAACGGTTCCCAACATAGCTGCAAAAAAACTTTGTGACTTTTATATGTTCAAGCTCAAGAAAAAAGGCCTTGATGTTCCATCGGCTGTTGACAGTTTTAATTCACGGAATAATTTATTTATTGATATATGGAAGATAATAATGTAAGACCGTCTTTCTTTAAGAGAATCGGTTTGTTTTTTCAATTCTTGTGGGAAGCAGTCAAGAATAACTACGTTTCCTTTATTACATGGATGCTTATAGTCATTTGTGTATTGTTCGTTATCTGGCTGTTCATTGAGCCTATCGTATGGTGGACACCTATATCTGAGGTTCGGTTATACGTCCGGGCATTTCTTATCATGTTTGCCATAAGCACTTTCTCTACGTTACGTCTGTATAATTCCATTGTAGTAAACAGCCGTTTTGCTTTGAAGTTGCGTGAGATACTTACCCGTATTGAGAGATTGCTCCCACGCATCAATCAGGTTATGGAATCATCCCGTACATCCGCAAAGGAGAATACAAGTGCCATGACAAGACTTTCTGCCAGTCTGAAAAAATTGTCGGAAGCTATGGATGATTTCAACAGAATGGAGAATAACAAAAACAACAGAAGAAACAATGACTGACTTACTGGAGGTATTCAAAGACTTCAATCCGCAGAAAATGACCAACGGGCAGATTCGTATGGAGTGCCCGTTTCGTGAAAATCATCCGGACGGTAGCGGGAGAATGTCATTCTTTGTATCTCCCGATAAGAACGCTTTCCATTGCTTTTCCTGTGGAGCACACGGAAACCTAGTACGTTTGCTTACCACGAAGTTCGGAGTCAACTATTTCGAGGCGGTGGAAATGGTTAACCTTGTTGACTATCATCCCGAAGAAAAGGAGTTCGAGCTTGACTTAATGTGGGATGTGAATAATCCTCCGCAGGAATTTCTTAAAAGGGGTTTGCGCAGAGATACTTTGAAACATTTTCGTGTGGGCATGATGGACAAGGAATGGTTCGTTATTCCTTATTACAAGGATTTCTCCAATCCGGACACTTTGCTCGGTTATCAGAGAAGATGTTATTATCCCGACCGGAAAGTTCGTAACAGTAAAGGGTTCGATAAAAAGAACTACCTGTATAATCTTGACTTTTCATATAACTATGTAGTAGTTGTGGAAGGTCAGACTGATGTTATGCGGTTGTACCAGCACGGTTATAATGCCACGGGTATCATGGGTGCTGACTTAAGTAACTGGCAGGCTGAACAGTTGGGAAAGTTTGACAAAGTGTACCTTGCCCTTGATAATGATACTGCCGGACGAAAGGCTACCGAGATTTGTTATCACTTACTTAAAAATCATACCGAGGTGCTGTTAGTTCCTTATCTCAGCAAAGACCCAGAAAAATGTATATCTCCAAGAGTATGGGGCAGGGCGTTTAATAATTCTACCGATTATCTGCAATATTCTATGGAAATGACAATGAACTGGGATTCGTATTTGGAATTGTGTACCGAGGTCCAAAAAGAATTGGAATCAAGAAATGACTAGTGTATATATCAGCAATGAAGAAGAGGCTATAAATTAATCCGATTCTACTTTAGTCAAGGAATTAAAGGCTCTTAAAAAGGATTTGCATAGATGAAAAAATTTTCTTATATTTAAGTGTGACTGATAAAAGCACATTCGTTTTATTTTATGTGTAACCGGCAATACAATGCCATTTAAAATTAAAGATTATGCCAAGTAAGACTATTGAACGTACACGTTCAAGACGTGGTGGTGATGAAAGTTCACCGAGAAGTTCTAAAAGAGAACAAGGTTGGGGTGCTGTTGCAAGACGACAGGAAGAAGTTAAAAAACGCATTGAAGAAGCTGGAAACTCTCTTCGTGAATTTTGGATTAAAACTGGTGAAAGTGCCATTATCCAGATTCTCCAAGAAGAACCTTATTGTTTTGATGCACATCAAGTGAAAGACAAACGAGGAAAATGGACTATTGTTCCCTGTCAATTGAATACAGGAAAACATTGTGTCCTTTGTTCCGATGGTGTCAAACAGACATGGCGTGCTGCTTTCAAGATTCTTGATTACCGTGGTACTTGGGACAGTGATAAGAAACGGTTTAAGAACGACAAACCTGTTGAAAAGATATGGATTGTCGGTTCTACTATCGCTAACTCACTTAAACAGGTTAGGGATAAGGACAAGAAAGGAAGAGAACTTAATCAAATGGTTCTTGAGGTCACACGTTCCGGCGAGGGTAAGGATTCCACTTATAACTTCGAGCAGGCTTTTGACGAAGATGATAAGCGTATGCGACCTATTGACTGGGATGAACAAGGAATGACTGCCGAGGAATATTGCCAGCCGCCTACGGAGGACGAAATTGACGAAGCAGGTTATACCGATGAAGATTAAGTGTTAACTGTAAGGAGTTAGGTTCAAGACTTAATTCCTTATTCTTATTTGAAGTGATTATGATAAAGATTCCTGTTTTCAAAGGTGTGGTTCAGTTACTTGAAAGTATCGGGGAAGTAAAAGAGTATTTCAGTAAGTGCGAAGAGGATAAACTTCTTGCATTTGACTGGGAAACCACAGGGTTGGAATATGATGCGATTCCTCTAGGACTTTCCTTGCACCAAAGAGGTGTGGGGGCTTGTTTTATTCCATTGGATTTCTTCTTCTCAAAAGGGGTTCCAATGAATGAACTTGCCGAAGTTTGCAATGAGAGGTTTCCCCATTACAAGCTGATAGCACACAACGCCAAGTACGATACCATGATAAATAAGATGAACGGTATCAAGGATGAGTGCTATAAGATATTCGCGGACACACTGGTTATGGTTCATCTAGTAAACCCGTCACTCGACAAACAGCTAGAGAAACGTGTTGCCGAGGATTTCGGTTACGTCAAAAAGACCTTTAAGGAGATATGCGGTAAGGCGTGGAATAAGATAAACTGGTCTGTTGAAGGTGATTCCCTGCTTGAACTTCTTGCTGGCTATGCTGGTGAGGATACTTACTGGACCACGAAAGTATTCTACAAGTATAATCCTCTTATGGATGAGGATGCCCATAGAATACATGATAGAATTGAACTTCCGCTTATTCCGATTCTTCGGGATGCCAAAATTCGTGGGGTTCTTATTGATGTTCCCTTGTTAAAGGAAATGGGTGAGCAGATAACTGCCGAACTTCCCAAGATACTTGATGAGGTGTATGATGAGTGCGGTTGTGTGTTCAACTTAAATTCTGCAAAGCAGAAAGCTGCCGTATTCTTTGATAAGATGAAACTTCCTATTGTAAGCTATTCCAAAAAAACAGGAGCACCCAGTACGGATGCTGCTACATTTGAGGAATGGGATTCTATGGGAATACGTGTCGGTGCTCTTATGAACGAATATTCGGAGTTGAACAAATTGTACACCGGATATGTTAAGGCTATTCCTAACTTGGTTGACGAGCACTCGGTTCTAAGAGGTGACTTGAACAGTTGTGGTACAAAGACAGGACGTTTCGCATCTACCGGACCTAACTTACAGAACCAACCTAACAATTACCATTTTCCCATACGTGAGGCATTTGTTCCAAGACCGGGCTATAAGTTTGTCAACTATGACTACTCACAGTTGGAACTCCGTGTGATGGCGCACATGAGTAAGGATGAACGGTTTATGGATATCTTCCTGCACGGACGTGACCCACATGGTGAGGTTGCCAAAGCCTGTAATATTACCCGTAAACAGGCAAAATGTGTAAATGAGAACACACTTATTTTTACTGACAAAGGTGTATTACGTATAGGTGAGGTTTCTGCGTGTCGTCTTAAAGACACTTTTGATAGCCCTATGATTTCCTTTGTATTCAACGGTTCCGGAATGATAGGTGTAAATTCGTTCTATTCAAATGGATACGATAGTACACTCGGCATCATTACAAAGCGGGGAATAGTTCGTAGTTCTATTAACCATCAATATGTAATGGCTGATGGCACATTAAAACGTGCAGGCGATTTAAAAATAGGTGATGAAATTTCAGAAAACACCCAAGTGGTCTATGAAGGTTCTGAAACTACAATAGATTATAATCCGTTCTTTGATTTTGGAGATACCTTTTCTATTAGAATGGATTCACAGTGGTCTTATATTGCTGGGGTGTTGACTGGTGACGGATGTTTCTCGGCAAAGCATATTGGTGTTTCTGTAGGAAAAGGACGGTTCTTCAAGTCATGGAGAAAAATCTTAAAGGATGAATTTGCCAAAAAGGGGCTTCCCCTTACTGAGAGGTCTAATATAAATTACATGTATCTAGGCTCTTCAAGGTTTGTCAAGTTTATGATTCCCTTTGGTTTGTCTGACGAGCGTGGTAAGAAGAATTTCAAAATTCCTTTGTGGGTTCTTAATGGTACTATTGAAATGCGGAAAAGTTTCCTTGGCGGTCTTATTGATACCGATGGAACAATTTCTGAAACTGGTACTACCAGTATTTGTACCAAGAGTATTCAGCTTGCTGAGGATTTATGTTTCTTATTAAACTCAATAGGGTATAATTTTGGTGTAGAACCAACTTGGAACAAAACCTATGACAGATGGTATTTTAGAATACATATCTATTCAGATTCATTAAGTGATTTGTTACATAGCAATGTTATAAAGTGTCCACATAAGATTGAATCACTTATTGAGCGTGTTTCTAAAATCGGTAAGGGTGCTAAAAATTCACCTAATAAGGTTTTGCAGGTGCTATCTTTAGGAACTGACTATCTATGTGACTTGAATGTAGATTCTCCTAGTCATTTATATATGACTGGAACATTGATTACCCATAATACAATGAACTTTGGCGTGCTGTACGGTATGGGAATCGGTAAGTATATGAGAACTTTCAATGTGTCCAAGGAACGTGCCATTGAGATGATTGACAATTATCATAAGTCGTACATAGGATTTGCCCATTGGAAAGAAGCTACTGAAAATTTTGCCCGAAAACATGGGTACGTGAAAAATCTGTTCGGTAGAATACGTGTTTTCAAGGAAACTACAAAGTCCAAGTTCACCCGTAATGAAGCCATGTATTATGCCGAATTAAGACAGGCGGTAAACTGTGTAGATACCGAAACTGAAATTTTTACCAAACGTGGATGGCTTCATTATGATGAAGTACACGAAGGAGATATTGCGCTTACATATAATGGGGATAAGGATGTCATGGAGTGGCAACCTATTATGGAAGTTGTACGTATGCCGTATGTTGGAAATATGATTTCAATGGAGGGTGACACACATAGTTCTCTTTCTACTCCAAATCATAGATGGTTTGTTAGGGATAACTCTTCCGGGCCTTGTGTTACAAGGGATAGTGAGTTTATACTAGATATGAGTAAGAAGGGTTCTTACAGATTTCCCTTATGTGCAAACATAATGAGTGAGGACAATAGTGATTTTTCTGACGAATGGCTAGAATTGTTCGGGGTGTTTATCACAGACGGGTTTCATGAAAGTCTACACCAAATTGGAATTTGTCAATCAAGTTCTTGTCGTAAAAAAGGGAATATCGAACGTATTCAATACCTTATTGAAAAGGTGGGGGATGAAATTGTCCGTGAAAGAAACCATTCATGGGGAAAATATGATGCTTGTCATTACTGGACGTTACGAGGTGAATTTACAGAATGGTGCAAGGTAGTAACTAACCAGAAGAAACGTATTATGGATATGTCTTGGGTGTATTCTTTATCTCAACGACAGGCTAATAAACTTCTTGACGGTATTATACTTGGAGATGGATTCAAGTCTAGAAATTGTAAAACTACCTATATAGGGAATATTCATAAATATATGGTAGATTTCTACTCTGAGGTTGCAATACTTTCCGGAAAATCTTATGGCATATCTATTCCGAGTAAGGATTCTAAAAATAGGGATTATGTCATTTCTATAAAAAGCAGAAGAAATGTATATTGCGGCTTACTCAAAAGGAGAAAAGTTCACTACAATGGAATTGTTTGGTGTCCAAGAGTTGAGAATCAATCATTCTTGATGCGCAGAAACGGAAAAGTATGTATTACCCGAAACACCATTATCCAAGGAACTGGTGCGGATATAGTGAAACTGGCTACTATCGCAATGTGCCGGAAGTTCAAGGAACTTAATCTTGATGCCCATTTTTTATTGCAGGTTCACGATGAGGTTCTTATTGAAGTACGTGAGGACCAAATGATGGAATGTGAAAAAGTGGTTATTGACTGTATGGAAAACACCGTCAAACTGGACGTGCCGTTAATTGCCGATGGCAAAATACTTGCAAACTGGGGCGAGATGAAAAATGACGATATTGTTTCTTATCCATACAGATTCAACTATGGTCTAGTAATGGGAGTATTATAAATGGAAAATTACAAATAAACTATGGCTAAAAAACTTTCAGTCCTAAACTCCATGTTATCCAAGTTCAATGATACGATGGGTGACGGAGTTGTTCACACTGCGGCTACACTACCTAAGTGCCGTAAGATATTAAGCCGTATTCCGGCATATAACTATGTTACCTGTGGAGGTTTCCCCATAGGAAGAGTTATCGAACATTATGGTGAGAACGGTTCCCTTAAAAGCTATGCTTCCTATGATGCCATAGCAAAATTCCAGCACTATGATTGGGCGAACCATGAGCCTAACGCTTTCAAGTCATTCACCTATAAAGGCGATGATACAATGAGGGAACTGGAATCCTTTGAGTTGCGTGACGGTTATAAGCCCAAAAAACCACCTGTGGCACGAAGAGTTGCTCTTGTGGATATTGAGGCTACCTACACTCCCGACTGGGGAGAAAATTTCGGTATTGACAATGAGGGTCTTATTTTGGTAAGACCTACCCTACTTAGTAACTGTGTGGATATTATACAGGCATTGCTTGAAAATGAGGAAATAAGTCTTGTGGTTCTGGACAGTATGTCCGCTATCGGTACTGACGAGGAAATAGGAAAATCTATGGAAGACCAGCAGATGGCTTCCGGAGCACGGTTCTGGAATAAGGCGTGCCGTAAATTCCAAGCTGCCATGAACAGTAATCCGACAAAGGAATCCACCCTTATAGTTATCAATTCGGCATACCAAAAAACGGGCATAGCATACGGCGACCCAGAAGTAATACGTAACGGTGAACAGTTAAAGCGCACGAAATCATTATCCGTGAAATTCAAGGCACTTAAAAAACTCAATGCCAAAGTTGATGAGGGTGAGATTGTAATCGGAAGGAACATATCCATTGAATGTGTGAAAAACAAGGTGGGTGTTCCCCAAAGAAGTGCTACATTCTTTTACGCTTATGTGGACTATGGAGGTACACAGGCATATTCTACTGATGCCTCCGGACAGATAGTTGACCTTGCCATGAAATATAATCTCGTAGAACGTAAAGGTTCTTGGTATGACTATAAAGACCTCCATGTACAGGGCATAGACAATTTCGTGAGTGAACTTACAAAATCCGGGATGCTTAAAAAGCTGGAAAAGGAGGTGTACCGTGAGATGTTTTGATGTAACTCCTGTGCTTATTCCTGTGGCGGTGCTTGTGTTTCTTATGGCTCTCCACACTGAGGTAAGTTTTTCACCGTTCCATATAACTTTCCATAACTGGAGAATGGTTGTAGGTGTGCTTCTTATTACTTTGGGCGTTCACTTGATATGCCAAGGTGAAATCATAAAGTACAAAAAAGAACATATTGAGAAAATCGAATAACTAACAAATCCGGCTGACGGAGTAACAAAGTAGTAACCAATCATAGGTTAGATAATCAGCAATTATACTACTTTAGTACCGAGTTAGTCGGATATTAATATTTGACTATGGGAAAGAAAATTGAAATGACCGAAGATGAATTTAAGAAAATCGTTCTTATTCTCAAATGCAGCAAGAGATATGTCAACTTACCCCCTAACAATTTATTTTTGGGGAACCTTTGGAGGGTGTCCAGTAAACTGGCTGACAAGTTGTTGAAAAGAAACGGTTTTCAAATTGTCAAAGGTACAGGAAGTCGTTATACAGTAAAACCTGTGGAGGACAAAAAACTGGAAACTGACTAAAACTTTACGATTATGGCAAAAGGACTTTTTGGAGGACTGTTTGGTGGTCAAGGACTACAAATGGTTGGTAAACTTACAAAGCAGAACATGGAGAAACTTCAAGCATCAAAACCCCATGATGAAAAGAACGTGGAAGATTCACCTCTCCGCAAATTACGTGATGCAATCAAAAAGTAAACTCAAAGCCTCATTGGAAAATCCAGTGGGGGCTTTATTTTTCAGATTGCTTTCCTCCTAAATTTTTCCTATATTCAAGTATTAAAATATGAACACATTTTACGGAATCAGCTTTGCAATATACTTTATACTTATTACCCTTGTATTGACCACATTCATATATGGCTTAAAAAGGGATAAATATAAGTTTTGGAAGTGGGTGATTATAACATTATCTTACTTCATATTTGTTATTATTTACACAATTTTTTGTTTACGGTAATGGAAAAGGTAGAAGTAGGAACCCTTGACGAACACGAACTGTTTGAATACAGGGGAGTAATATATGAAATATTATACAAGACGGATTATTGTGTCCGCTGCCAATATCCTAACGACAAATATCGTTACAGGGATAAATGGAAATATCTCTATACCGAGTTTAGTTTATGGACAAAAGTGAACAAGATATGAAAACACTGGTTTTTGATGTAATGCTTGACGGGCGGTTTGTACATACGTTCAGATACCAATATTGCCCGTTGTTTCCGATAGACGAACAGGAACTGGAGAAGTTTGTTACCGACAGACTTCCTACATTGAAAGGTAAAAATTTTAAAATCGTATTTTGATATGAAACAGACAGTAGAAGAAGCGGCAAAAAAATATTCCAATGATTGCAGAAACAGGCAGCTTCATTGTGAACCATACTGCATTGTTGACTTTATTTCTGGTGCAGAGTGGCAGTCAAAGCAATCTCCTTGGATAAGTGTTAAGGAACGGTTGCCGGAAAATAACACAGTGGTTCTAACAAGAGGGGCTTATGGCTTCCTTATTTGCCAGCTTTCATCTTTGGGTGAATGGGAAACTGGAGCAAATGTTAATAAAGAAAGATTAGGCATTACCCATTGGTTACCCATCCCGTCTTTCGATGATATACTCGAAGAAAACAGGGATGTGCTTGAACGAATTAAACAGAAAGGAGATTAATTATGAAAGTAAAGAACGGAATAATAATAGATGGGGTGCTGCATGAATTAGTATTAATGCGGAATAGTGCACCATGTGACAATTGTAGTCTACAAGAACAATGTAGAACAGATCGTTCCTTGTGTACAGTAATTGCTGGATATTATAACTCTGATGAACGTTTTATTAATCGTGGAGAAGTAACGGATATTAAGATAGATAAGGAGGAATAACTATGGGATTTACAACACCGTGCTTTATTCGCAAGAGTACACAGGAACTTCGGAGAGGGCTGGAAGAATTGGGGTATTCCAAAGACTATCCTGAATGGACAGTTGATTGTAGTATAATATGGGCTTATCAATATCCAATAAAAGGATTTGATACTCCTAATTATGTGATTGCGGATTCTTTTGACATCCCTTTTGACAAACATAGTGCTTTATGTGGGAAATTTATTGATTGCGGAACGAATGAAGAACTTTTCCTGGCTATCGCTGCATTAAGGGATGATACAGACAAGTACCAATGGTTTACCGATGGGGATAAGTGGATTCTGTGTCCTAAAATCAAGTTCTCTACCTATTGGGTTTACAATGATGTTGACGTGAATTTGGACGTCATTCACAAGGCTACCGTAAATGAACTGATTGAACATTTTAAAACAAAGGAGGAACAATGAAAGCAAGAATAAAATCAACAGGAGTTTTGGTAGATGTAATTCCCAAAGTAAATATCAACGCGCAACATAGCGGAGATAACCTATATGTGTGCGATAATATGGTTTTCAGAGAATGCGAACTTGATTTTTTGAATGTTGGGAATTTAGTAATTGATTGGGAACAACGTAGGTACGAATTAGCGAAAGATATTATTAAGGCTGTTATAGCAGATGACCGTGGGGGTAATTCTGATGCAATCGCTAAATATGCGGTTAATTGCGCTGATGCACTAATTAAAAGATTAAAGGAGGTAAATAATGGATAGCGTACAGACACAAACACTTTCCATTAAAGGACATGGAGGTGGTGAAGCGTATATTGACTTTTGCGATGGACAATTGTGTGTTTCTGTTGTTATAGAAGGGAAGCAAGCGGATTTTAGCTTTGAACCTGTTACTCTAGGAATGTTTGCCCATGCTTACAAACTGCATTGTGAAGAGTGTAAAGCCTATGAAAAACGTAACGAAAATAGCCAAGAAGTCAGCCGGACTTAGCCAAAGATGTTCGATTTGCCCACTTTTGAGAAGCTGTACTCCAGAAATAAACAGAATTTGTTTTGACAGCTTTGTAGAGGGTTTCAAGAAAGGAGCCAAGGCGGCAGAAAAAGAAATAAACAAGAAATTCAAAACAGGAAAGAAATGAGTTACATAGATAACACAAGAAAATCGTATTCATATCCATACGAGATAACGGTCTGTATGACCAAAGAGGAATGTAAGATATTGCTTCCGTTCTTTCAGAAAGCATATAAGA